ATGAAAAAGATAGCTGCTATATCATTAATTAGTATTTTTATTATGTCTGGTTGTGCTGTGCATAATGATGAGACAAGTATCGGTAAATTTGGTCTTGCATATAAAAGTAATATTCAGCGTAAACTCGATAACCAATACTACACCGAAGCCGAAGCTTCTTTAGCCAGGGGCAGAATATCTGGTGCAGAAAATATAGTAAAAAATGATGCAGCCCATTTCTGTGTTACTCAGGGCAAAAAAATGCAGATAGTTGACCTGAAGACAGAAGGTGCAGGATTACATGGCGTCGCTCGTCTGACATTCAAATGTGGAGAGTGAGAATATTTTTTGGTAAGCGTCAAATATGCGCGTTCTGGCTGTGCGTAGCCGGAACCTGTGGGAGCACGATGCCGATAAGTGAAAGGCATCGTGCTATGAAGGAGGATTCTATCGATGTGGTCAATGGAAGACGGTTACCAGAGATAGGGCTTATGCATAAAAAATAAGCCCGTGTAAGGGAGATTTAGGGTGTCACCAGTAGGGGCTTTCAACGGTACAATGCGGGTTTGAGCGGCATAAATTACCACTGAAAGCCCTTAAACGTTACTCTACTGTGGACACTGTGTGGACACTCTCGACCTCAGTACCACCTCTTAGCGGATTAAGAGAAATGGCGTCCTGAAGGTACTCTGGCGCAAAATGAGCGTAAACCATAGTTTGCTCAATCCGCGTGTGACCTAGTATCCGTTGTAGCGTGATAATACTTCCTCCATTAATCATGAAATGAGTGGCAAAGCTGTGCCTTAGTGCATGTGTAGCTTGCCCCATTGGCAAATCCGGTTTTATTGCTTTCATTGTACGTCTGAAGCGAGGGTAATCAGCATCAGGGAATAAAAAACCTCGTTTGTTATCCGCGATCATTTTGGCAACAGCCTCTGAGATCGGGACGGTGCGTGGTTTGTTTGTTTTCGTTTTAACAAACGTGACGCGGTTATGGATGATATTTTCTGCTTTCAAACGAGCTGCTTCTCCCCAACGTGCTCCAGTACTCAGGCAAAGAATCGCAATCTTTTTGTTGTCGCCGTCAAGAGCAGCAAGCAGTAAGGCAATTTCTTCCTGCGTGAGATAGCCTGTGTCTGGTTTTTCCTCCTTAAGCCTTTTTGTCCCTCTGATAGGGTGCTCACCAAAGAATAACTCCGCTTCAATCAGGGCTGTAAACATGCCGCTAATACATGTTAAATCACGATTGATACTCGAAGGTTTAATACCCTGACTTCTTCGGGTGGCGCAGTACTGGCTGATAAGCGATTTCGTAATTTGAAATGCGCATGGGTCATTCGTTATTTTTGTGAAGATTTCAATTTTCCCAAGATTAGATTTCCCATGCTCTTCGTGTTTACCCTTTAAATCCCACCAGATCTGTGTCAGCTCCGACAGACGTCGCTTGTCTGTTGGTTTTGATAGCCATTCTTTATTGTGGTGGTTGTACAACGTGTATTTCTCGAAAGCGACAGCTTCGCTTTTCTTATCAAACTTCCTACGGATGCGTTTTCCATTACGTCCAGTAGGGCGGATGTCCACTTCATATCGACCATCATCGAGTTTTTTGATTGCCATCAGAAAACCCTCCGAGTGGTGTGTTTTTTTGCGACTACTAATCGCTTTTTTCGTGGTGGCTGAAATTTAGCCACCAATAGTAGGCACTTGTGATGAATATATTCACGATGAATTGTTAACCAGTCTTTTGACCGGAGTGGGGCGACGTTGTTTCGTTTTGCCCAAAGTGTGCGAGAGCGGGCGCAATTTGCCCGGACTCAGGAGCGATCTGATTGGTCATGAACCATAAAGTGTATTTGGTGAATTGTGGGGTCTGCAGGATGTTCATCATGACATCTGTTGGAGGTGTTGAACGACCACTTTCATAGTAACTCAGCGTGCCATACGGAACCCCTGTTAAATCAGCAAGTTGTTGTCTGCTCAAATACTCTGATTTTCGCATTAAGACTATCTTCTCGCTTATCGTGTTTGACATGGTGTTTAGATCTCAATAGTATTTAGTTTAGATGTAGATTGTTTAGTGCTTGGATGTGGGCACTAAAAGGCATTATAAGACATTAAACGCAATTCATGAGGGCTAGAGGACGACATGAGCAAGCAAGTAACACTCATGACTGATGCGATTCCTTATCAGGAGTTCGCAAAACTAATAGGAAAATCGACAGGAGCGGTTCGTCGGATGATCGATAAAGGAAAGCTGCCTGTAATTGATATGACCGATCCACAATCAGCTTCAGGTCGTGCAGGTGAATATTGGGTATACCTTCCGGCATGGAATAACGGACTAAAACTGGCTTATGAAAGCCGCCCTAAAGAGATTCGTGACGGCTGGTTGATGTGGTTAGGTCTCGGTGAACCACGTTAAGGAGAACCGTATGAATGAGCCTCGTTGTATTGCTCAGTTACTGCGTAACGAAAGCCCCAGGGCGATTGACTTCACCATCACCCACGGTAAGGGGCGTAAGGGAATCATTATCCGCACCAAAAAACAGAGTCCGTTAAAAAAGGCTCTGACCTTTCTGAAAAGCCGGAGGGTATGGAAATGACAGTGATGACGCTCAATCTCGTTGAAAAACAGCCAGCAGCTATGCGCCGGATAATTGGCAAGCATCTTGCCGTCCCTCGCTGGCAGGATACATGTGATTATTATAATCAGATGATGGAGCGCGAACGGCTAACGGTTTGCTTTCATGCACAGTTAAAACAGCGTCACGCAACGATGCGTTTTGAAGAAATGAACGACGTCGAACGTGAACGGCTGGTTTGTGCAATTGATGAATTGCGTGGGGCATTCTCAAAACGCCGTCAGGTCGGTGCAAGTGAGTATGCATATATTAGTTTTTTAACAGTCAGCCAGCGACGTACTTTATTTATGCACGCACGACTGACAGAAAAAGAATTCAACCAGCCGTACTGGCGAATTAATGAAGAATCATGTTACTGGCGTGATGCTTTATTCCGTGCATTACGTGAATTATTCAGTCTGTTTGAGTATGCACCGACAATTCTGACGTCGGTAAAACCAGAGCAATATCTGCATTAAATAATTAACCAGAGTTTTTAACGCACTTAATCGTGCGGGGCTTCTTTTTGCCTGGAGAAAGTCATGCATACAGTTTCTGAAAATCAGTGCGGTAAATACGCATTACTGCTGCAACAGGCCAGAACCGAAGCACAGGCCGACGCTGCGACGCGCTTTTCTTCTCATCTTGACGCCATGATTCGCCATATCACAAAGGCGGAGTTATCCCGCGTGGAGATAGTCGAGCTGCTCAGTCAGGAGTCGGAAAAATTTCACAATATCGGATTGTCTCGCGGGGAGGTGCTTTGATGTCCTGTTCTCATTCAGTTGTATTACTGAATAACGCCTTAAAAATCGCCGTTATGGAAAATGGTGATTTATCTCTTATTCAACTTTGTCTTGATAAAGAAAAACGCGACATAACTGAATCTGTTATCGCGATTTATCAGAATGAATTAAACCTCCTGTCTGATGTGGTCAATTTACTTGTTAAACGCGCTGTATTCCACAAGCAAATTTCCTCCGTGGATGAACTGACAAAATTAACGACAGAAATCGTCAGCTATTGCGCTGATGAATTTAAGAAACTGAACGACAAAAGGAACTGGTAATGCCGGACAACGTAGATTTCATTCAGGAACAACAGGCTGAATTACTGGAGCGCCAGATTAACGCGGCAAGGGTAAAACATTGCGGTGTTTCTGCGCTGGTTTGCGAAGAGTGTGACGTGCCAATACCTGCTGCCCGTCGTGCGGCTTATCCGTCAGCCACGCGTTGTGTTTCCTGTCAGTCAGTCTTTGAAGCAAAAAACAAACATTACCGGAGAACGGCATGAGTATTCGTATTGAAATTGGCGAACGTTATGTCGTTACCAGTGACAGCTTTCAGTTTATTCTCCACGAGAAAAAGAGAGCGGAAAGCGGTAAAAACGCCGGTCAGGAATGGCTGTCGGTGGTTGGTTATTACCCGAAATTAAGCCAGCTCGTTTCCGGCATGATGCATCACGATATTCTGACCGGAAGCGCAAAGTCTTTTGCTGATTTAAACGCGCAGGTTGAGCAACTCAGCAAGCGTTGTTCAGAGGCTTTTGGCTCATATGGCCGTTAAAGCCTCCGGGCGTTTTGTCCCTCCATCAGCATTTGCCGCAGGCACCGGTAAGGCGTTTACCGGTGCTTATGCATGGAACGCGCCACGCGAGGCTGTCGGGCGCGAAAGACCCCTTACACGTGACGAGATGCGTCAGGTGCAAGGTGTTTTATCCACGATTAACCGCCTGCCTTACTTTTTGCGCTCGCTGTTTACTTCACGCTATGACTACATCCGGCGCAATAAAAGCCCGGTGCACGGGTTTTATTTCCTCACATCCACTTTTCAGCGTCGTTTATGGCCGCGCATTGAGCGCGTGAATCAGCGCCATGAAATGAACACCGACGCGTCGTTGCTGTTTCTGGCAGAGCGTGACCATTATGCGCGTCTGCCGGGGATGAATGACAAGGAACTGAAAAAGTTTGCCGCCCGTATCTCATCGCAGCTTTTCATGATGTATGAGGAACTCTGCGATGCATGGGTTGATGCACATGGCGAGAAAGAATCGCTGTTTACGGATGAGGCTCAGGCGCATCTGTATGGTCATGTTGCTGGCGCTGCACGAGCTTTCAATATTTCCCCTCTCTACTGGAAAAAATACCGTAAAGGACAGATGACCACGAGGCAGGCATATTCTGCCATTGCCCGTCTGTTTAACGATGAGTGGTGGACTCATCAGCTTAAAGGTCAGCGTATGCGCTGGCATGAGGCGTTACTGATTGCTGTCGGGGAGGTGAATAAAGACCGTTCTCCTTATGCCAGTAAACATGCCATTCGTGATGTGCGTGCGCGCCGCCAGGCAAATCTGGAATTTCTTAAATCGTGTGACCTTGAAAACAGGGAAACCGGCGAGCGCATCGACCTTATCAGTAAGGTGATGGGAAGTATTTCTAATCCTGAAATTCGCCGGATGGAGCTGATGAACACCATTGCCGGTATTGAGCGTTACGCCGCCGCAGAGGGTGATGTGGGGATGTTTATCACGCTGACCGCGCCGTCAAAGTATCACCCGACACGTCAGGTCGGAAAAGGCGAAAGTAAAACCGTCCAGCTAAATCACGGCTGGAACGATGAGGCATTTAATCCAAAGGATGCGCAGCGTTATCTCTGCCGCATCTGGAGCCTGATGCGCACGGCATTCAAGGATAATGATTTACAGGTCTACGGTTTGCGTGTCGTCGAGCCACACCACGACGGAACGCCGCACTGGCATATGATGCTTTTTTGTAATCCACGTCAGCGTAACCAGATTATCGAAACCATGCGTCGCTACGCGCTCAAAGAGGATGGCGACGAAAGAGGAGCCGAGCGAAACCGTTTTCAGGCGAAACACCTTAACCGGGGCGGTGCTGCGGGGTATATCGCGAAATACATTTCAAAAAATATCGACGGCTATGCACTGGATGGTCAGCTCGATAACGATACCGGCAGACCTCTGAAAGATACTGCCGCGGCTGTTACTGCATGGGCGTCAACGTGGCGCATCCCGCAATTTAAAACGGTTGGTCTGCCGACAATGGGGGCTTACCGTGAACTACGCAAATTGCCTCGCGGCGTCAGCATTGCTGATGAGTTTGACGAACGCGTCGAGGCTGCACGCGCTGCCGCAGACAGTGGCGATTTTGCGTTGTATATCAGTGCGCAGGGTGGGGCAAATGTTCCGCGCGATTGCCAGACTGTCAGAGTCGCCCGTAGCCCGTCGGATGAAGTTAACGAGTACGAGGAAGAAGTCGAGAGAGTGGTCGGCATTTACGCGCCGCATCTCGGCGCGCGTCATATTCATATCACCAGAACGACGGACTGGCGCATTGTTCCGAAAGTTCCGGTCGTGGAGCCTTTAACTTTAAAAAGCGGCATCGCCGCGCCTCGGAGTCCTGTCAATAACTGTGGAAAGCTCACCGGTGGTGATACTTCGTTACCGGCTCCCACACCTTCTGAGCACGCCGCAGCAGTGCTTAATCTGGTAGATGACGGTGTTATCGAATGGAATGACCCGGAGGTCTTGAAAGTGCTTAATCTGGCATTGAAAATAGAAGCATCACGTAAATGTACAAACAAAGGAGACACACGAGCAGGCATAGTTGGCGAGTCAACCGCGATTTTCAATGTACAGGATGCTGATAATCAACAATGATAGCTATTGTGACTATGCTAACCATATGAATCTATTGTGTGATTATGAGTAATGACTTTTTCTAATATTTGATTTTTAATGTAGTAACTTAGCTAATTTTAAAATTTGTAAAAGGATGTTTATGTCGATTTATCAAGGTGGTAACAAGTTAAATGAGGATGATTTTCGTTCTCACGTTTATTCCTTGTGTCAATTAGATAATGTTGGCGTTCTGTTAGGTGCTGGTGCTTCTGTCGGTTGTGGTGGGAAAACGATGAAAGATGTATGGAAATCGTTTAAGCAAAACTACCCTGAGCTTTTGGGAGCACTTATTGATAAATATCTTCTGGTTTCGCAAATTGATTCTGATAACAATTTGGTCAATGTTGAACTTTTGATAGATGAAGCAACTAAATTTCTTTCTGTAGCTAAAACTAGACGATGTGAAGATGAAGAGGAGGAATTCAGGAAGATATTAAGTTCATTATATAAAGAGGTTACGAAGGCTGCATTATTAACAGGAGAACAGTTTAGAGAGAAAAATCAGGGTAAAAAAGATGCGTTTAAATATCACAAAGAGTTAATTTCAAAATTAATTTCAAATAGACAGCCCGGTCAGTCGGCTCCGGCAATTTTTACAACAAATTATGATTTGGCCTTAGAGTGGGCTGCAGAAGATTTAGGAATACAGTTGTTTAATGGTTTTTCTGGGCTACATACACGGCAGTTTTATCCCCAGAATTTTGATTTGGCTTTCAGAAATGTAAATGCGAAGGGCGAAGCAAGATTCGGACATTATCATGCGTATCTCTATAAATTACATGGCTCACTTACGTGGTATCAAAATGATAGCTTGACTGTTAACGAAGTTAGTGCATCTCAAGCATATGATGAATATATTAATGACATAATCAATAAAGATGACTTTTATCGCGGTCAACATTTGATTTATCCAGGGGCGAATAAATATAGCCATACAATCGGCTTCGTTTATGGAGAGATGTTTAGACGTTTTGGGGAGTTTATTTCGAAGCCTCAAACAGCGTTGTTCATAAATGGGTTTGGTTTCGGTGATTATCATATAAATAGAATAATATTAGGCGCGTTACTGAATCCATCTTTCCATGTTGTTATATATTATCCTGAATTGAAAGAAGCAATTACCAAAGTAAGTAAGGGTGGCGGTTCGGAAGCTGAGAAAGCTATTGTTACTTTAAAAAATATGGCTTTCAATCAAGTAACTGTAGTTGGGGGAGGAAGCAAGGCATATTTTAATAGTTTCGTAGAACATCTACCATACCCTGTGCTCTTTCCACGAGATAATATTGTTGATGAGTTGGTTGAAGCAATTGCTAATCTTTCTAAAGGAGAAGGTAATGTCCCTTTTTAAACTTACTGAAATCTCGGCTATTGGATACGTTGTAGGATTAGAAGGGGAAAGAATTAGGATAAACCTGCATGAGGGGTTGCAAGGCAGATTAGCATCGCATAGAAAGGGGGTGAGCTCAGTAACGCAACCAGGAGATCTTATTGGGTTCGATGCAGGTAATATATTAGTTGTCGCAAGAGTGACAGATATGGCATTTGTTGAAGCGGATAAAGCGCATAAGGCAAATGTAGGCACATCTGATTTAGCTGATATACCTCTAAGACAAATTATCGCCTATGCAATTGGCTTTGTGAAAAGGGAGTTAAATGGTTATGTTTTTATATCAGAAGATTGGCGCTTACCTGCATTGGGTTCTTCTGCTGTTCCTTTGACTTCAGATTTTTTGAACATCATTTATAGTATTGATAAAGAAGAACTCCCAAAAGCGGTTGAATTAGGTGTGGATTCTCGAACTAAAACCGTTAAGATATTTGCAAGTGTTGATAAATTATTGTCGCGACACTTAGCCGTTCTTGGTAGTACAGGATATGGTAAATCAAATTTCAATGCTTTGTTAACGAGGAAGGTTTCTGAAAAATACCCTAACTCAAGAATAGTTATTTTTGACATAAATGGTGAATACGCGCAAGCTTTTACAGGTATTCCAAATGTAAAGCACACTATTCTAGGGGAATCCCCAAATGTTGATAGTTTGGAAAAAAAGCAGCAAAAGGGTGAGCTATATAGTGAAGAGTATTATTGTTATAAAAAGATACCATATCAGGCATTAGGTTTTGCTGGGTTAATTAAATTATTAAGACCAAGTGATAAAACACAATTGCCCGCATTAAGAAATGCATTAAGTGCAATTAATCGGACTCATTTTAAAAGCCGTAATATTTACTTGGAAAAAGATGATGGTGAAACTTTTCTTTTGTATGATGATTGTCGTGACACAAATCAAAGTAAATTGGCTGAGTGGTTGGATTTATTAAGGCGTAGACGTCTTAAAAGAACGAATGTATGGCCACCGTTTAAAAGTTTAGCGACTTTGGTTGCTGAATTTGGATGTGTAGCTGCTGACCGTTCTAATGGAAGTAAACGTGACGCGTTTGGTTTTAGTAACGTGTTGCCATTGGTAAAAATCATACAACAACTTGCAGAGGATATAAGATTTAAATCTATTGTTAATTTAAATGGAGGGGGTGAGCTAGCAGATGGTGGAACGCATTGGGATAAAGCTATGAGTGATGAAGTTGATTACTTCTTTGGTAAGGAAAAAGGACAAGAAAATGATTGGAATGTTCATATAGTTAATATGAAAAATTTGGCACAAGATCATGCTCCAATGTTACTTAGTGCATTGTTGGAGATGTTTGCTGAGATACTATTTAGACGTGGGCAGGAACGTTCGTATCCTACGGTACTTTTGTTGGAAGAAGCGCATCATTACCTGCGTGACCCTTATGCTGAAATTGACTCACAGATTAAAGCATATGAACGACTTGCTAAAGAAGGTAGGAAATTCAAATGCTCTTTAATTGTCAGTACTCAGCGACCCTCAGAGCTTTCTCCTACTGTTTTGGCAATGTGTTCAAACTGGTTTTCGTTACGTTTGACTAATGAAAGAGATTTACAGGCTCTCAGATATGCAATGGAAAGCGGTAATGAACAAATCTTAAAACAAATATCAGGTTTACCAAGAGGTGATGCTGTTGCATTTGGTTCTGCATTTAATTTGCCTGTAAGAATTTCAATTAATCAAGCAAGGCCAGGGCCAAAATCTTCAGATGCTGTTTTTTCTGAAGAATGGGCTAATTGTACAGAATTACGTTGTTAATTACCTGATGTACATGGCTAGTGCAAGTTGGTAGCGCATGTCTATATGCATTTATTTGCATGTGTTTTATTGAGTGAGCGCACAAGCTTGATGACCCGACAGGTATGTATTTAGACTGAATTTACACCTGCATTAAAACCGCCCCACGAAGCGGGCGGGCGAGGCGGGGAAAGCACTGCGCGCTGGCGGTGGTGCTGATTTTATTTTTTCAGCGTCTGAGCGCGTCGTGGCGGCGTTTAGATTTTGCGCCGGGGCGTTGCTGTGTCTGCGGGCTGTTTTGTGCGGTGGTGAGCGTGTGAGGGCGTGATGACTGGGTGTAAAAAAGCCGCCCGCAGGCGGCGATGTTCAGCCGTTGTCAGTGTCCAGTGAGTAGTTTTTAAAGCGGATGACCTCCTGACCGAGCCAGCCGTTTATCTCGCGGATCCTGTCCTGTAACGGGATAAGCTCATTGCGGACAAAGACCTTTGCCACTTTCTCAATATCACCCAGCGACCCGACGTTCTCCGGCTTGCCGCCCATCAACTGAAAGGGGATGCGGTGCGCGTCCAGCAGGTCAGCGGCGCTGGCTTTTTTGATATTAAAAAAATCGTCCTTCGTTGCCACTTCACTGAGCGGGATAATTTTAATGCCGTCGGCTTTTCCCTGCGGGGCATAGAGAAACAGATTTTTAAAGTTGTTGCGGCCTTTCGACTTGACCATGTTTTCGCGAAGCATTTCGATATCGTTGCGATCCTGCACGGCATCGGTAACGTACATGATGTATCCGGCATGAGCGCCATTTTCGTAATACTTGCGGCGGAACAGCGTGGCCGACTCATTCAGCCAGGCAGAGTTAAGGGCGCTGAGATATTCCGGCAGGCCGTACAGCTCCTGATTAATATCCGGCTCCAGCAGGTGAAACACGGAGCCGGGCGCGAAAGGTGTCGGCTCATGGAAGGACGGCACCCACCAGTAAACATCCTCTTCCACGCCACGGCGGGTATATTTTGCCGGTGAGGTTTCCAGTCTGATGACCTTACCGGTGGTGCTGTAACGCTTTTCCAGAAACGCATTACCGAACACCAGAAAATCCAGCACAAAGCGGCTGAAATCCTGCTGGGAAAGCCACGGATGCGGAATAAACGTTGAAGCCAGAATATTGCGTTTAACGTAAATCGGCGAGCTGTGATGCACGGCAGCACGCAGGCTTTTTGCCAGACCGGTAAAGCTGACCGGCGGCTCATACCATCTGCCGTTACTGATGCATTCGACGTAATCCAGAATGTCACGGCGGTCGAGCACCGGCACCGGCTCACCAAAGGTGAATGCCTCCATTTTCGGGGCGCTGGCAGTCATTTTTTTTGCCGCAGGTTGCGGTGTTTTCCCTTTTTTCTTGCTCATCAGTAAAACTCCAGAATGGTGGATGTCAGCGGGGTGCTGATACCGGCGGTGAGTGGCTCATTTAACAGGGCGTGCATGGTCGCCCAGGCGAGGTCGGCGTGGCTGGCTTCCTCGCTGCGGCTGGCCTCATAGGTGGCGCTGCGTCCGCTGCTGGTCATGGTCTTGCGGATAGCCATAAACGAGCTGGTGATGTCGGTGGCGCTGACGTCATATTCCAGACAGCCACGACGGATAACGTCTTTTGCCTTGAGCACCATTGCGGTTTTCATTTCCGGTGTGTAGCGGATATCGCGCGCGGCGGGATAGAACGAGCGCACGAGCTGGAACACGCCGACACCGAGGCCGGTGGCATCAATACCGATGTATTCGACGTTGTATTTTTCGGTGAGTTTGCGGATGGATTCAGCCTGGGTGGCAAAGTCCATGCCTTTCCACTGGTGACGCTCAAGTATTCTGAATTTGCCACCGGCCACCACCGGCGGTGCCAGCACCACGCATCCGGCGCTGTCGCCACGGTGTGACGGGTCGTAACCAATCCATACCGGGCGGGAGCCGAACGGATTGGCGGCAAACGGTGCATAGTCTTCCCATTCTTCCAGCGTGTCGACCATGCAGCGTTGCAGCTCCTCGAACGGGAACACCGATGCCTTGTCGTCAACAAATTCACACATGAACAGGTTTTTAAAATCGTCGGCGCTGTTTTCGCGTTTGAGCTGCTCAATGTCGAACAGCGTGCAGCCGCCTTTCAGGGCGTCCTCAATGGTGACAATCTGCCGCCACTGGCCGTCCGCACAGAGAAGCCCACCGGCAAGGGCGTTATGACTGACGTCGATTTCCACACGTTCGGCGGCGCTGGCGCGTCCCCGGTTAAACAGTTCACCCGACCAGAACGGGTAGGCGTCGTGCGCCAGCGTGGACGGGGTGGAGAAATAGGTCGAGCGCAGGTGGCTCTGTGAGGCCATACCGGATGCCACCTTACGCAGTACCTGAAAATTCGGGATCCAGAAAATCTCATCGACGTACAGGTCGCCGTTATGGCTCTGTGCGGTGTTGGAGTTGGTGCCGAGAAAAATCAGTTTTGCGCCGTTATTACCCAGGACAATCGGGTCACCGGTCAGGTCAACGTCAACCAGCCGGGCAAAGGCGATGATGTATTCGCGGAACACATACGCCTGCGTTTTACTGGCCGACAGAAAAATCTGGTTATGACCGGTTTTCAGGGCGCGCAGCAGCGCCTCGCGGGAAAAATAAAACGTCGCGCCAATCTGGCGGGATTTCAGGATATCGCGGATGCGGTGCTCAAGCCCGGCGCGATAAATGCCACGCTTTACCTTTACCCTGGCCCCGAAAGCGAACCCATTCGCGCTGCCGCCGTGAAAAAACTGGAAGCGTATATCACGGCACAGCACCGGCTGGGGCGCGACATCCGACTGTCTGCCATTTATGCCGCTTTGCATGTGGAAGGCGTGCAGCGTGTCGAACTGGCTGCACCGCTGGCCGCTCTTATGTAGACCAGAGTAAAAACGAATATCACATCAGCCTGACGGGCGGTACTGCGCCGGGGACACAACTTGATCGCCAGTTACAGGATGCGCTCGAAAAATACGAGCGGGATAAACGTGCGCGTGCCCGTGCCAGCATGATGCATGACGGTTAAGGAGGTGACGAAAAATGATGCTCGCGTTAGGTATGTTTGTTTTTATGCGCCAGACGCTGCCACACCAGACCATGCAGCGTGAATCAGATTATCGCTGGCCGTCAAATTCCCGTATCGGTAAACGGGATGCCTACCAGTTTCTCGGTGTGGGTGAGGAAAACATCACGCTTGCCGGTGTGCTTTATCCCGAACTGACCGGCGGCAAGCTGACGATGGCCACGCTCAGGCTGATGGCAGAGGAAGGCCGGGCGTGGCCGTTGCTGGATGGCACCGGCATGATTTACGGCATGTATGTCATCAGCAGGGTGAGTGAAACAGGGAGTATTTTCTTTGCAGACGGCACACCCCGGAAAATTGATTTTACGCTGTCGCTCACCCGCGTTGATGAATCACTGGCCGCGCTTTATGGCGATATCGGTAAACAGGCGGAATCGCTCATCGGTAAGGCTGGCAGTATGGCGACTAAATTCACGGATATGACGGGGGCGGGATAATGCTGGATGCACTGACATTTGATGCAGGCAGTACGCTGACGCCGGATTACATGCTGATGCTCGACAGCAGGGATATTACCGGCAATATCAGCGACCGTCTGATGAGCATGACCCTGACGGATAACCGGGGCTTTGAGGCTGACCAGCTTGATATTGAACTGAACGATGCCGACGGGCAGGTCGGGCTGCCGGTTCGTGGCGCTGTCCTGACGGTGTATATCGGCTGGAAAGGTTTTGCCCTGGTATGCAAAGGGAAATTTACCGTTGATGAGGTTGAACACCGGGGCGCACCGGATGTGGTCACCATCCGCGCCCGGAGTGCAGATTTTCGCGGGACGCTCAATTCCCGCCGTGAAGGCTCCTGGCATGACACCACGCTCGGTGCGATTGTTGAGGCGATAGCCTCCCGTAACAGGCTGGAAGCCAGTGTCGCTCCGTCACTGGCCGGAATTAAAATCCCGCACATCGACCAGTCGCAGGAGTCTGAT